CATTAGCAAAACGTGGCGCGGGATTTGTGGGTACCACTACGCTGCCTTCACCGACTGCTTGAACACTTCCAGGCTGACGATCACTTCCTCCGCCTCTTTCAACAGTTCGGACTTCTCACGCGAGCAAACTCGGCCATCGGCCTGGGCATCGAACGCCAAGCGGGTCACGTCAGCCAGGTCGGCATGCAGGCGAAGCAGCGCAGAGTTCAGGTTGATGCCTTCCGGCTTGTCCTTCGGCACCAGATCAAAGCCGAACGCTTCAGCCCAGGCTTTCAGTGGGCGGAAGTCCTGGGTGAATTTCATGATCCGGTGCAACTCCTCCACGTTCATGCGGTGGGTTTCGTAGTGCGGGTTCGCCTTTTGGGATACCAGCGTGCGGCTGGTGAAGTCCGCACCCTCTGCGATCCGCCCTGCCCCGTGGTCGTCCACCACGTCATAGATCGCCTTCATCAATTCCTGCATGTAACACCTCGAAATTCTTTACGTGGCGCCCTGCAGGTGCAGAGGCGATCATTTGCTCAACGGAACAGCGGACAGGGATGTCAGGCGGCGGTTTTCTTGGCGCCTTGGGCGTCCAGTTCCTTGAAAACATCCGGCCTGGCGATGCGCAAAAACATCATTCGAGCCCTTGGGATGCCGTATTTCCTCCAATCACTTACTGATGGGGGTCGCACTTCACACAGCTCAGCGACACGGAAAGTGCCACCGAGAGCGTCAATAATTTCATTTGGGTTCATGCCTGATTTCTCCGGCTATTCGCATAGGTACGGATATTAGGCATACCTTTTATTTAGGTCAATAGGAATACCTTAGATGCCTGGTGTTAGGCTCCCCTAATGAGGACACTTCAAGAACGGTTAAAACTGGCGATGGCCGGCCCACCAAAAGTTACGCAGGCCGCGCTGGCTCGCGCTTGCGGAATTCGCGCGCCGTCTGTAAACGACTGGATTTCAGGGAAGACCAAGACGATTGAGGGGCAGAATCTTTTGATCGCCGCCGACTATCTGAAGGTGATGCCGATGTGGCTGGCTACTGGAAAGGGGCCGATGCGTAAGGGGTCGGATGGTGGAGCGCAGCCTGCAAGCAAGGAGAGCAATGTCGTGCCGATTGAGTCTCGCCGAAAATCGCAAGATCCAAGCTTCATTACGATCCCTCAGTTGGACGTGGCCGGATCAATGGGGCCGGGAAGAGTACCGCCCGATCACATCGAAGTGATCAGGGATATTACCGTTCATCTCGACTGGCTGAAGACTCAGGGCTTGTCGTATTCCAAGCTAGAGAACCTGGCCATCATTGATGGCGATGGAGACAGCATGGAGGGCACATTCCGTAATGGCGACGCCCTGCTGGTAGATCGCGGCATAACCGAGATCCGAACCGATGCGATCTATGTCTTCACGCTGGAGGGCGAGCTTTTCATTAAGCGACTTCAGCGCCTGACTGGGGGATCCCTGCGCATGATTTCGGATAACCCGGTGTACCCGGCAATCATGATTGAGGGGGATATGCTCGCCAAGGTACATATCCAAGCCCGTGTTCTGCTTGTCTGGAATGCTCGCAAGCTATAACGACCGCAAGGAGGTGGCGAATGGGGATGCGATTTCAAAAAAGAATTCAGATCTTTCCTTGGGTGTGGCTGAACATAAGCAAATCCGGCTTCAGCTTTTCATTTGGCCCGCCGGGGCTGAGCGTCAACCTAGGCAAGAAGGGAACAAAGGTTACCGCCGGCCTGCCTGGCACAGGCCTGTCCGCGAGTCATTTGTTCAAGGCTGAATCGGCCCCGAATGAAGGTCGCGAGGAGGCTCTAGCGAAGGCGCTGGCGAACGCAGACCAGACAATAGCGGAGCTTGACGTGTTGCTTTCCGAATGCCGCTTCGGTGGTTGGCTGGAGAATTACCTGGACCCTGACAGCTACGCCGCCGACCCAATGTATGGCAGAGCCGTTATTGCAGCCCTAACAGGAAACCACCTGAGTGCTGCTTTTGTTGCTCGCCATCTGAACGTGGGCATTGCCCGCGGCAAGAAGCTCGTCGAGCTGATGGAGGCTGACGGAATTGTTCCAGAGGAGCCTGGCTCAATTACCCCCAAATCGCCCCTGGACATAGTCGCACTCAAGGAAGCGTTCGATAGATACGAGCTTGAATCAGGCGAATGGCAGTCTGCACACTGATCACGGAGGCCTCATGCCCCTAATTAAGCCCAACCAGAAACTGCGCCGAGACCTGATGATACATAGCTAAACGCTGAAGCTTTAATTTCAAGAGAGGTAGCGATGGGGCACTCCGCTGATTACCAAACCGAGCTGTACATCAAGCAGCTTGAGCAGATGGCCCAAAACCTTGTTGATCAGAGCAAGAAATTCCGTGAGGGCGGCCTGGAGGAGTTGGCAGATTCAACTTTCGACCAGGCCTCTCAGCTTATGCGCGCAATTGGTCAGCTTAAAAAGATCATGGGGAAATAGGAATGACGCTCACCAAGCCCAACCAAGACCTAAAACGCGACCTACAAGGCATCGCCTCAGACCTCAAGTGGTCAGCAGTGGAGCTGATGAGGATTGCGGAGCGGCTGAGCCTGGCAGGGAATGAGGCGGACGCCCAGGCCGTGCTGAAGATGTGCACGGTGTTTCATGCTGGCGAGGACAAGCTGACGGGCTATGCGGATGAGGTGAGAATAGGCCGAACAAAGCGGGCTGCGGAATAGCGCCGAAGCCCGGAACTTTTGGGTATTAAGGCGCCATCATTTTATAGCCAATTGATGTCACACCGGTTACATTCGCGTGAAAATCAAAGATCTTCAAGGATGTAGATGTGTTCGGCCATCTTTTCGAAAGCGACGCCATTCTTTTGCCCAAGGGCTTAGGGTCATCCGACCCAACAGCTCTATTTAGAATCTGCAATCAAATTTCTGAATGCCAAGGCGACGTGGTGCTTGATGCTCAAGACCTTGTGTTTGTGGATCCACTCGGCATGGCCACTCTGCGGGCGCTCTTTGAGACACAATTGCTTCACAAAAATATCAGCATTCGGTGGCTAGGTAATCAAATCACTTCATATCTGCATCGTATGGATTTTTTCGCAGATTTGGAGATTCAGGGTGTTGATCTACCCAACGACAGGGCCCGGAACGACCTTCCCGGCACCTTGCTGGAGATCACGAAAGTATCTGAGCATGCGCAAGCAGAAAATATTGCCTCAAGGCTTGCTTTGGCAATAACAGGAAAGCTTACGCGTTCGGATCCCGATGCTCCCGTGAATCACGCGACCGGGAAAAACGAGTTCGACCTTTATCGCGTCCCGATTGAATATTCTCTAAAGGAACTATTGGAGAATTCGCTCACCCATGCCAGAAGGAATGGTCGAGGCGACGCCGCTGTATGGGTTGCATGCCAGTACTTTCCGAAAACGAAGTCTGTTCGTATGGCGATCGTCGATAACGGCTGCGGGTTTCTATCGACCCTTGAGCACCACCCTAAACTTACTGAACCTACTGATTCAGCAGCTATCAAAGCTGCATTACTGCCACGAGTGAGCTGCAATAGAGGGCCGCTAGCCTCCTATGATCGTGATAGTGAAAATCAGGGTGTGGGATTGACTACAACTGCTAGGATTGCAGAAGCAGCTGATGGATACCTGATTGTCGCAAGCGGAAATGCTTGGCTAGAAACCAAACGATCAGGTGAGGATTCGTCACCTGACTCACGCTGGAATGGCGTCGCTATCGCGTTTGTTTGCTCCAGGGAGAAGCTACCAGACGTGTCCGTTCCGAAACTGCTTCCAGTTGAAGAACACGATATTGACGAAGAGCTTGATTTCGGATAGACCTAAGGTTAATGCTGGACTAACGAATCCGAATCAAACTACATTCACTCCCCTATAGAATTCTCAAATGGAAATTGCCGAGGAAAGCGTCATGCAAACCCTAATAAGCTTAGCGAGGTCTGAGGCCGTTCGCACACTAGGTATGAGGGCTTCTGCTACGCCATATCGAAAGGAAATCGAGCAACAACTCGACACTGGTAACAAGGTAGCTATTGATTTCGCAGGGAAAGATGCAACCCAATCCTTCGTCGATGAGCTCATCGGCGCCCTGGTTCTGCGACGCGGCCGAGCAGTTTTGGCTAGCCTATCGTTTAAGAATTGCTCGGAAGACGTAAAGGCTATCATCAAATTTGTCGTGAATGACCGGGTTCACCAGATATCCACCGCCACCGCTCACTGAAAATCACTCAAGAAAAAGGGCCGACAAGGCCCTTTTCTTTGCCTTAAATTTCTCGCCTTCCTGAATTTATCCAGCCTGCAAGTAGCAAAACTCTCAATATCTCGCCTGATCGTCCGCAGCCAGACTCAGAATGTTAAAGTGCTGGCTCAATTACGGGAGGGATCCAATGCTCGGGAAGATAGTGATAGGTCTGGTAGTGGCGATCGTATTGTTCCTGGGGTTTGGCGCCATTGTCGGAAACACGCCAGAGGGAAAGGCGAAGGCTCGTGCACGCGATGCGATCGATATGTGCCATCGAGAAGAAAGCAGCTACACAGGCTCTGCTGGAGCGAAAAGCATAATCAGCGGCGCTTGCCGCAAACTTGAAGACGATTTCAGAAAGCAGTTTGGCTACGCGCCGTAGCCGAACAGGAAATATAGAGGCCCGCCACTGAGCGGGTTTTTTCATGCCTAACGAAAAATAATTAGGCATACCTATTGACTACAAAAGAAGGAATGCCTAATGTTCACTCCATCGAGTCACCCAACAGGGACTCGCCAGGGCCTCAGGGCCTGAACCGCTCTTTAGTCGCACAGCTTCACCCTTGCCGGATCACCACCGGCCCAGATTCAAAGGCAGCGATGAACCGGCCTCAACGGTTCAGAGGGTTGGCAACTGACCCGGGCGTGCAGCGTAAAGCGCCAAGAACAGTTATCCAGCGGGAGAACAAGCCGAAAGGCCCGCGGCTGGAAGAACATTTGATTCAAGCCGATGATCGACGCCAGTAGCGGGTCACGGCGTAAAGCATCACTGAAGCCCGTTCGAAGAGCGGGCTTTGGGATGTAGACCAGGTGCTACCGACTTTTCCGAGAGCTGATTAGCTGCTGGCATCTATCAGCCATCTGCGGGAAGGATACAGCCACATCAGACAGTACGCGGTACATCTCATGCTCGTCCGGAAACGGGTACACATCTAGGTTAAGGGCGATCTGAATCTTGCGCAGATTTGTGCCTTCGATAAGCCAGCGCTCGACGGTTCGAGTCATCGCAGAGCCGTTGTCATCCGTCTGCCAGGCAAGAAAGTCGAAGAGCCGGGCCACCTGCATGAAAGCGATCGAATCGGGAATATCGGCAAAAAGCCGGTCAGCCAGATTTTCCTCCCCAAACTCAACCACTACTGCACGAACAGCGCTGAACGCTTCAGTGTATTCAGGCTCGCTGCTCTCTGCCGCGATCACGCTTAACGCCCTTTCAACAACCTGACGCATAGCAATTCCTTGCTCCGAGAAGGAGTGTCGATGCTACCAGCCTTCAGTGCGACTCGCTAAACGGCCAGCGCCGCCGTAGCCGGGAAAGACCGGCACCCTTCCCCACCTCTATTACGTCAGCACTCCTCCCCCGCGCCCATCGGCAACCAGCGGGAGGCATGAGTGTTGACGAATACAGGTGAACCAAGTCCACGGAGTCATTCATGAGCGAGCAAAGAAAGCCATATCCACGGTCGGCAGACAACGCTGACCAAATGAATCTACCCGAGGGCAAGACCTGCGGCGACTGCGTGCATTGCCGCCGCTGCGCGCTGATGTTCGGCCACATCCCTGCTGATGAGGCTTGCGACTGGAGCCCATCGCGCTTTCGTGAAGCCCTGCCAGCCACCGCCTAACCCCAAATACTGGAGGTTTCCATGAGCAATTGGATCAAGTGCAGCGACCGGCTACCGCCAGAAGGCGAGAAGCGCGATTACCTGTGCCTGTTCGAGTACGGCCAGATGCAGGTCACTGAGTGGCTGTACGACAAAACTCTCGGATGGTGCTTCTGGTACGGCGATCCAAGTCACTGGATGCCGCTCCCACCTCTTCCCACTGAATAACGCCATCCTGGAGGCGACCATGCACCACAGCATCCAATCGCGCCGCGACATCGTCGACGGCTTGCATAAGCGTTCCCGTATCGCCACTGCCGAGTTCTACCGGCTGATTGGGCGACCTGAGCCGGCGGTCACCTTCCGGATGATGGTGAAGCCTGCAGGCCGCGACTTCTTCCATGTGGTGGACAGCCGGACCGGCAAGGTCATTGGGTTCCGCCGCGATCACAACGAAGCCTGCGCCCTCGCTCGGCGCCTGGAGTGCCTACATGCCGACCAGTTACGCGGATAGCGCTCAGGCCCGGGAATCCGACAGGCGCTGGGACTTGCCGAACTTTGGGAAGCAGCAGCACGCTGACCTGTTCCATGAGTACACAACAGAGGACTTGGCAGGACGCGAGGAGCAACGACTCAAAGAGCGCGCCAGCCTCAAGCTGCGCATTGGGCTGGCGATGGCGCAGATGGAGGCGATATGTCCGCCGGCAGGAGGCGATCAATGAACGCTACTCAGCGGGACCACCTAAACGCCGTGAACTGGATCGAGGGAGAGATCGAAAACATGATTCTCGAACTTGGCAAGCCAAACGCCAGCGCGGCGGCCACATCATGCGTCACCCTCGCTTTCATGCTGCGGGTTATCGACGAAAACGAACACCGGCACTTCCGGGCACTCATCGACAAGATTTACGCCGACTACAACGCATCGCTCGTTTCTGCCGCCTGACGGCACAACCCAACCCCACTACTTTCAATGCTGCGCCAGGCGCGGCGAGGGATAGTCATGTCCAAAAATACCAAACAAGCACACGCACAAGAACCGCTCGAAATGAACGAAGCTGAAGGCGCGCAAAAAAACCTATCCCCTACGGTAGCGGTCACCGACATCGCCGAGTATCGGCCGCACGAAGAACAGATCGTTCGCCTGGAGACCACCTACGCGAAGCTGGTCGTTGACTGCTCGACAAGTGAGGGCTTGGCGAATGCGAAGGAAGTTCGCGTCGATATCCGCGATGTGCGCTACGCCCTGGATAAGACCACCAAAACCGCATTGGTGCCATATCAGCAGAAGGTCAAAGAAGCTCAGGCTCGCGTCAATCAAGTCAAGGAATTCGGTGAAACACTCAGGACTCGTGTGCTGACAATTGAAGAGCCTGTCGATGAAGCGATCAAGGCCGAAGAAAAGCGTATAGCTGATGCCAAGGCAGAGCGCGAGCGTGTCGAGGCTGAGCGTGTCGAAGCCATCCGGGCAAAAATTACTCGTTTCAGTTCTGTCGCCGCCGCATATGCAAGCCGCAGCGCCGCAGACGTCTCCAGCATTTTGCAGGGTGTCAAAGAGTCGGTGATCCTGCCCGAAGAATATGGCGAATTTGAAGCCGAGGGCACCATCGCTCGCGACAACGCCATTGAGCAATTGGACGCGCTACACAAGGCTGCCGCTGAGCGAGAAGAAGCTGCTGCCAAGCTGCTGGCCCAGCAGAAAGAACTGGACGAATTACGCGAGAAGCAACGACTCGCCGACGCAGAGGCTGAAGAGCTGCGCAAGCAGCGCGCCGAGGAAGACCGTCTGCGCTTGAAGAAGCAGCAGGACGAGTTGGACCAGCAGCGCCGCGACATGGAAGAACAACAACGCCAGCACCGTGAACGGCAGGAAGAGCAACAGCGCCAGCAGCGTGAACGTGACGCGCAGTATCAGCGCGACCAGGAAGAGCTGGCCCGTCTGCGTGCCCAGGCTGCAGCGCCCGCTCCAGCAGCGGCTGTCGTTGCGGCGCCAGTGATTGCTGACCCAGCACAAGCGGTTGTAGCAGCAGTTGATCCGGCCCCAGCAGTGGACGCATTCGCTGACTCGAACATTCCAAGCGCCAGCGAAGTGGTCGAGGTCGTAGCCATGGCCTTCTGCGTCACCAATGACGAGGCCTCTGCCTGGTTGCGCGCCCTGTCGTTCTAAAGAACCCTGAAACCACCCCGGAGGCCGGCCAAAGTCGTCGGCTATGGAGTTAGCAATGAACGCTCAAACCCAGATTTCTACCGTGCCAATGGACACCAGCCCGACAGGGCTGATCCTCAACCGAGACAGCATGCAGTCGATGACTGAGCTCGCGGGCATCATGGCGGGGGGGGAAAACCACCCTGCCGAAGCACTTTCACGGCAACACCGCCGACTGCATGGCAGTGATCATGCAGTCTATGCAGTGGGGAATGAACCCATTCCAAGTGGCGCAGAAGACCTTCATCGTCAACGGAGGCCAACTGAGCTACGAAGCCCAGCTGGTCAATGCGGTCATCACCACGCGAGCCCCGACCGTTGATCGAATCCACTACGAGTGGTTTGGCGACTGGGACAAAATTATTGGCAATTTCCGCGAGATCGAGAGCAAAAAACAAACGGATGACCACGGGCAGCCGAAAAAGTATCGCGTCCCAAACTGGAACATAAATGACGAGAAAGGGTTGGGCGTCCGCGTTTGGGCTACGTTCGTGGGCGAGGATACCCCGCGCGAACTGACCACCTTGATGACTCAGGCGCGAACCCGGAACTCGACGCTGTGGGCAGACGATCCGAAGCAGCAGATCGCCTACCTGGCCCTAAAAAAATGGGCTCGCCTGTATTGCCCTGACGTGATCCTGGGCGTGTACACACGCGAAGAACTGGACGACGGCTATACGCTTCCGGAAACAGACGTTACCCCGAGATCTACCAGCGGAAAGCCTGCTGACGTAGGTGCCGCCTCAGTACCACAGGGCGACACAACAGATGCGACCTCCGACCTTTTCGAACAGCTGAAAAAAATCGCTCAAGAGCAGGGCATTGAAGGCTATGAAAAAGCTTGGAAAGCCCTGAAACCACAGCAGCGCGGCGCCATTGGCGTGACCCGCCACGGCGATCTGAAGGCCATTGCACAAACCATCGACGCCGAATTCACAACTGTCAGCGATAGCGCCGACACTGCTGCCGGCGTCGATAGTCAGGACGATGCTCAATGAACGCCTCTGTAGACCTTCAGCGCACCGAGCAGTGGCACCAGGACCGCAGCGGGCGACTCACCGCCAGCCGATTCAAGGATGTTATTGCATGGGGCGACCGTGACAAACACGGCAAACGCAAGCCGCTTGCAGCCCGTACCACCTACATGCGCGAGCTGGCTTTTGAGCGCCTGGCCAACCGATCGAAACATTCGGTCAGCAGCAAGTCGATGGCCTGGGGAACCGAGGTTGAGCAGTCGAGCCACGACTTCTACGAAATCCTGACTGGTAACAGCGTCATCAAGTCGGGCTTCGTAGTTCATCCAAAATACGACTGGCTGGGCTGTTCGCCGGACGGATTGATTGGCGAGGACGGGGGTATTGAGTCGAAATGCCCATTCAATGAGGCCGTCCACGTCCGCACCTGGCTCGAAGGCATGCCCGAGGAACATAAGCCGCAGGTTCAGGGCTGTATGTTCGTCACAGGCCGGGAGTGGTGGGATTTCCTGTCATTCGATCCACGCCAGGATGAAGACTGCCGGCTGTATATCGAGACCATTGAGCGCGATGAGGAGTACATCGCGATGCTTCATCAAGAGCTGGTCCAGTTCAACCTGGAGCTTGGCAGGATGGTTGATGAGGTAGCGGACAAAGCTCGGGCGCAAGCCCATCGTTTAGGAGCATGATCATGATCAGCAACCACCTAGGCATGGTCGAGGCTCTTCGGCCAGCATCGAACGAACTGGCCGCCGCGGTCGAGCAGTTCCTGGCGGCTGGCGGGCAGATCGACGTGGCCAAGCCTCCACCGCCACCGAAGCCCGTCGTATATGTGCCCCAGGAGCCGCCGGCGCCGAAGCCGTTTGTGCGGCGCCGGACTGAGGCTATCCCGCTGGCAGATCCAACCCCGGCCGAGCTTCGCGAAGAGAAGCGCATGAAGCGCGTGGAGCTGGTCATGCAGCTCGCAAAGACTCACACCCAGAAGGAAGTGATCATCGCTACAGGAATCGCCAGGCGGACGCTGTTGAGCATGTCCAAAGAGTTCGGCTTTAGTTTCAAGCGCGGTCACCCCGAGCCAACCTACACAAATGATCCTGCTCTTGTTGAGCAGATAAAGGCTTGCAAGGAACAGGGGCTCAGCAGGCGCCAGGCGTGCGAAAAGCTACGCATAATCCACACCACGCTGTCCCGGATAGTTGATCGATACGAGATTGACTACCCGAAATCAAAAGCAGGTGGCAGCCGTTGCGCCGCATAGCCCGCATCCAGCAACGCAAACGTCAAACCTGGCTCGCACTGCCGGCCAGCGGAATAGAAGAGGTAGGCCATGGCTGTGACCCAGGAAGAACGAACAGCCAAGCTGGCCGAGAAGCGGCAGGAACTTGGCGAACAGGCGCTGCGGCATACGACGCCTTGCGGCACCCGACAGATGCTCGACGAGTTGATGCTCTGGCGTGAGATCAAGGAAGTGGGCGAGGCAGTGCAACTGCTGGTGCGCAATGCCAAGGCAGAAGATCTGCCGCCAGCGCCGCCGAGAATCAAAGGGCCATCCGACATCATCCGACACTACTTCCGCCAGGGAATGCGTGACCGGCTGGCAGCGCTCACCGCGGAACTTGGCGAGACAAAAGACCGGGCGACCATATGGCGACTGATCGCATATGCCCACTCGTTGGGTGCGGAGAAGTCCTCCCCTCTATTCGAAATTAAGCGCCACGAAATCGACATAACGCAAAACGTGGCGCGCAAATTACGGCAAGCAGGTTTCGCTGAATCGCTTCAAATGAACGCCGAAGACGACGGCGACGAATAACCCACCCTACTCGCTGCATCCGGACCCCGGAGGGCGGCGCTTAACCCGGAGCAAACCCATGACCAAGCAAGCACAGCAAACAGTACTCGCCGCCGAACTCCCTGAGCGCGGCCAACCTCTGGCCGGTGGTGTGTTCGTAACCCGCTACTGGCTCAACGGCGTAGAGCGCGCCCTGATCCTTCTGCCTGACGAGCTTAGCGGGGCCTGGGGCGAGTATGGCGTAAAGATCGAAGGCGCCGGCAGCTACAGCGACGGCGAAGCGAACACCCGCGCCATGGCCGAGGCCGGCAGCGAGATCGCCGTAAAAGCGCTGGAACTGGGCGGCTTTATTCCGTCCTGCCTTGAGGGTCAGTTGCTGATGGCGGCCAAGGCGGATGGCCTGGTGGAGCTTCGCGATGATCGCTATCACTGGCTGAGCACGCAGCGCTCCGCCTACGACGCCTACACCATGGTCTTTGAATGTGGCTGGCTCCTCAACAACGACAAGATCCACGAGCGGCTCGCGCGCCCTGTCCGCAGCCTCCCTATTCAGTAATTAATTTCTTCATTGATTTTTCGCAGGTGATTCCCGGGAGCGCCAGGACGGCGCTCAGACCAGAAGCTCGTCGGGAAGCGCCGGCTACCTGCACCCTTATCTCGCTCACAGGAGCATCCCATGCAAGCAAATCAACTGACCACCTATACCCGCGGCGATCTGATGATCAGCAGCCCGGATGAAGCTGTAGTGCTGAAGCTGGCAACGCTGGCTATCACCGCCGCGCCGGCTATTGCGGCAAGCGGCATCCCAGCCATCGGCGAATATTGGCCCGGTGAGGGCGGTGTGAACGGCGGCCTGTTCCCTGGCGGCGATAGGCCCTACTACCTGATTGTGCCGACCGGCAGCGATGCAGAGGCGACCCATGAGTGGGGTGGCTACGGCGATGAACTTGACGGCGCCAAATCCCCATGGGACGGCCAGGCGAACACCGCCTACCTCGCCAACAGCAACCGGGAGCACGACCACCCTGCCGCCCAGTTCTGTGCAGCCTTCGAGCGTGATGGGCACAAGGACTTCTACCTCATGGCTCGGCGCGAGGCTTCCTTCCTCGAAATCACCGTGCCGGACGTGTTTGCCCAGGCGTACCACTGGACCAGCTCGCAGCGCTCCGCCTACGGCGCCTACACCATGTTCTTTGTAGGTGGCTGGCTCGACTACTACGTCAAGCACTACGAGCGGCTCGCGCGCCCTGTCCGCAGAAAGTTTATTTGATCATTCAATTCTTCATTCATGGGCGCGGCAGCGCCCTCGCTTTTCAGGAGTCCAGGGATGGCGCTGCATACGGATTTGGAAATCCACAAGGTGGCCGAGGAGTTGCTCGGGCTTTCGCTTGACCTGGTGCGCAATATCCCGCGCGACCTGAAACAGGTTGTCGGGGCAAAAATCCGGGACGAGTGCCTACAGGTCCTGGTACTGATCGGCCGGGCCAACATGACCCGGGACAAGCTGCCCCACATCAACCTCCTGCTCGAAAGCATTTGGATGCTCAACTACCTGCTGCGCGCCCTCACCAACCGAGGGTTGATCAGCAAGGGGCAGCACGCCAAAGCAATGATGATGACGGTCTCAATAGGCCGCCAGGCCAACGCCTGGAAGAAATCCGCAACCGCGCCCGCTGCTTGAGGGTCACGGCCCTCTTGCCTGTGCGCCAAATCTGGTCGAGCCGCTGACCTATGGGTCACCGCCACGCGCAAAAACAGATACCGCCGGTCTAAAGCGTCCGCGTAGGTCTGGCGCAGTTTCCAAGCTGATCGGCGCTGCCTTCGGTTTGGCGATGTAGATAGCTCGACAGGTCGCAGCGCTCCGCCAACAACGCCTACAACATGGACTTTGAAGATGGCTGGCTCAACAACAAC